TGTTTTAATTTCTTGCTTACAGCAAAAATATAAAAATATATCCTATTTTTATTAACTACTTAATTAAAAATTAAAGATTAAAACTAATTAAATAAATTCAGTCAATATTAAGTAGTTAATAAAAATCAGATATCAAATTTATACTATAAATAATTATAATAAATTATAGGAGTTATAAATGGGTTTATATCGTGGTATAGTAGTTAATAATAATTCGCCAACAAAAGACGGACGAGTTCAAGTCAGAATATTTGCTTTACACCCTGATGAAGTAAAAGACGCAGATTTGCCCTGGTCTGAAGTTATGCAAACAATTGAATATATTGGCTATCACTCAACAGATAAATTTGATTCTAATGAAAAATCAAATCCTACAAATCCATTAAGTAGACAATCAGGTTCAAGACGTGCAGGATTTGGTAAAAATATCATATTAGAAATTGGAACTTGGGTTTTTTGTGATTTAGACCACGATAACCCTAATATGCCTATTGTTGTTGGAACTATTGCTTCACATAATGAAATAAATCCTAACTCTAGCCCTACAAATAAGCATATTTTAGAAACAGTATCAGGTCATTATCAAGAATTTTCAGATACACAAGGTTCAGAAACTATTAGAACACACCACAGAACAGGAACAGATATAACTTATATGCCTGATGGCACATTAAATACATATATTACAAAAGATGAATACACACATATACTTAAAAATTCATTGACTAAAGTAGAGCAAGATAAAGTAGAGATAATTAATAAAGATTATACAAGACAAATTCAAGGTTCAGATGTTAAGCAAGTTGCAGGCGACCAATTAAATACTTCATCAGGAATTTGTAGAATAACTGCTGATACTATATTCTTAAATTAAGGAAGTAAGGATTATTAATTGTTTAAAAATTTAAAGAGTTTAAAAATTTAAAGAGATTGAAATGTATTATACTATTAATGATATATTAAGAATTTATAATAGAAATAAAAATAAATTTAGAATTCAGAATAAAGATTTTACTTTTTATGATAAAATTTTTCAAGAATTGCAATATCTTGTTAAAATGATTAATAAATGTGAAAAATCAAAATCAGAAGAAAATAAAAATTTATTAATTAAATATTATAGAGAATTTGATGAATTTCAAATAAAATATCCTGAAATTTTAGTATAATTAATTACACAAGATGATTAAATTGTTGAATTTGAGTTGGATAATATCTGCCATTTAATATATAAGGTGTTTGCGTATATTTCTTTAATCTATCATTTAATTTAAAAATTTTAAAATTTAAATCTAATTCCATTTGTATAGTATTAGTTTCTTTTTCTACTAATATAAGATTAGAATTTTGAAGTTTAATATTTTCATTAGTGGTTAAACAAATTTTATATTTCTTATAATAAAATCCAAAGTAATAAATTTTACCTATTTCATTACTTAATTGCAGTGCGTGTTCTCTATTTCTTACCATAAAGAAACAAGCATAATTAGAATTTTCCGCTTCTAATAATGGTAAATTTGTGGCATACTTATTATAAGTTTTGATAGAATCATCAATAAATCTACGTTGCAGTAAATATGTGTCATTAGGTGTAGCAGGTTTAGTTATATTAACTAAATATTTTCTTAAATTATCAGGTAATTCATCATAATTAACTAATAAAGGATTAGGAATATCAAGATAAAAATGAAAAGGTGGTTTTGCTAAACAATATATATCACAATTTACACCATTATTATCAAGTGCTGTTAAAAAGTGATTATACATTTCTATTGAATAGTAAGGGTCTAGTGTTATCATTAATATATCCTTTATGATTATATTTATACTAAACCCTAAGTCTAATTACACTAATTAAAGTTCAATAGAATTTATTTTATCTATTATATAATTAGGATTTTTAAGAATTTTACCTATATAAGGTATTAATCTATCAGAACAAGAGTTAATCTCTACTACATCTTTAGTAAATCTAATTGGTGTATTATCGCCATATGGTGCTAAATTCCAAAGAACTAATTTAACATTAGGATTTACTTTAGATTTATACTGATTATAATATTTTTGCAAAGAACTATCGCCGTATAATTCCATATCAGTAAATATAAAAATTGTATCTACTAATGTTTTAGTTCTGATTAATTCTTTTAATGGTTCTTCTGCATATGTTCCACCGCCATTACAACTTCTATTCATTAGAAAATCCATTGGATTTGCAACAACAAATTTGCAGTGACTAGCCCAAGTATAAGCAACTGATTTATCAGACATTAAAATAGATGTTAAAACTTTACCATATTTAAATGGTGTTCCGTCCATTGAGCCTGATTCATCAAGACAAAGTGCATAAACACCATCTAATTCAAGTTGTTCTGCTGATAATTTCATACAATAAAACAAAGTTTTTGTTAATTCTCTTAGTTTAAATTGGTCGAATTTAATATCTTGAATAGACTCCATACAATCATAAAATCTAAATGGCAAAATCATTGATTTTTGAATTTGATTTTTATCTTGTATTGTCTCAATAATATAATCATATAATTCAGGTGATTCTGTTAATATTTTTCTTATGTTTTTAATAAGTGCCATATATCCTAAATCTTTGATGTTGTCAAAAGTATATTTAACTTTGCCTGCATTTAAAGTTTGTGCTGTGTTGATATTAGGTAGTCTATCTTCAATAATTGCCTTATATACATCATCTAAACCTTGTTTATCAAATTTAAACTTATTTGGATTAGGTCTTGATAGTTTAACTATATCTTTAAGTTTAACTTGATTATTGATAGATGTGTATTTTTTAAATTGATAGAGATTAAATTTATTCTCTAAGCAATATTTCATAGCACGTCTAAGTGAATTTGCTCTTCCTGATAGTGCAAATTGGTCGGTCATATCATCTACTCTTACAAAAGACCTAATTAGCATTGGTTTAAGATATTTTTCAGATTTAGCAGTTTTAATAAGATAGTTTGCTAATACCTTACTAATATATCTAAATCCTAATTCTTCTCTTAAGAATATAACAGATTTAGCGATAAATTCTTTATCTAATTCATCAAGTAAAATTTCTAGGTTTTCTTGAACTTGTTTGTTTGATTTATAGTAATTATCTGAATTATTAAGACAATTCATTACTATACTAAGAAAAGTATTATATGGATTTGTTCTTTTAAATGCTTTTCCGCCTGCTATATTTGTGACTGCTTCAGATGAAGTTGTTTTATTCAATGCTGACATTATCATACTCCTATTAAAAATTTGTATTATTATACAATAAAAATCTGAAAACAAACTTAATACACTTAAACACTTAAAATACACTTAAATAAATTAATATTGTGAAAAAAAGACCCTAACAATCGTGAATTAGGGTCTTGACTTCATTAGAAAGGAGGAGATAAGATGAAATACGCCTTGATGATAAAATCAAGAGTAAGTGGTCTAATGTTTTTATATAAAATTTCGTAACCCTAAAATTTTAAAACTACATCTTTTACAATGTAGAAATATATAACGTAAGTTCTTATGTTTATTGATAATAAAAGTGATGTAATTACTCTTATCAATTCATCAAGGAACATATTTCATCAACGACATAAATGCCACGAAAAGAACAGATAGTTTGATTTAAGGCTTGAACTATCAAAAAGCCATAACAAGAAAGGTAAAAAATGGTTAGCAAAAACTTATCAATTAGATAAGTTTCTTATCATAGATAAAGAAACCTTAATGATAAAATTAAGTGAAAAAAGTTTATCAGTTCCCAATATTGATGTAATTTCACTTTACAATTCATTAAGATTTCTACTTCCAAAAATCAAGGATAAGAAACTTATCATAAAATCAAGACCCTGAATTAACAAGGTCTTGTATAAACATTTTATTCTAAGTTTTGGATAACCCTAGAACTCCTTAACTTCCTTTTTATGTTTGTATTATAACATTAATAAACTTAAAAGAACCTTAAAATTTAAAATATTTATAAATTATAATATCTCTTTTGTTTTTGCATATTGCAACAATGCCAAAGCGTGTGCTTCACGCAATTCTTGAATATCTATTTCTACCTTTGAATAATCAGCCATTACCCATATTGTTTTTGTTTGTCCTAGTGTTTCACTTGCTATAATAGCGTCACACATATTTTGTCTTGCTTCTGAATTTGCGTCAAATACATTACCTTTAGAAGTAGTAACAACTAATTTATTGATTTCTTGTTTAAGATTAAATTCAGTTCTTTTAGGTTCTTCATAATTTTTAATCTCGTGCTTATAAATTAGTTCTTTTAATTCTTGTTCTAAATCATTACTGATATTATTAATATCTAAAGTATAAGGAATCCAACCTAAATTTTTATGATTTAATTCAAAATCTACCCTTGTTTGAGAAGGATTTGAAAATCTAACATTTCTTAAATCTGCTTTATTATACATTACAATATCCTTAAAAATAGTGCTTTATTATTTTCAAGGTTGCCACATTGTCGCCAAGTTCCTATCATTGATGAACCTGTTGAAGTTCTAAGTTTAGAACCTTGTATAATATCATTAAAATTTGTAGTATCTGATGTTTCAAATATACCATAATATCCGACATCGCCTGCTACACCTGTTACAATAGATTCAATAAATTGCTCTTTTGTTGGTTTAATTTCGATATTACCTGAACCTATAATATCATTATTATTGATAGTTTTAAGTTCTAAATTACCTGTTCCTTTAAGTGAAACATTATTAATAGACTTAATAAGAAAATCTGCTGTATTTAATTTTTCATTAAGTTTTTCGGCAGTTTCAGTTGATACAGGTTTATTTAAGTCTTTTGTTAAATCTATTTTTGTTAAATTTTGCTCTAATAAATCAACTCTATCTTTTATTGTTCCTAGTAAATCTGATAATTCAGTTGAACTTGACAAAGCCTTTAAATCTGAAATAACAGAATGAATATCTTTAATATATTGAACTAGATTTATAAAATTTGTATCTAGTTCTAAATATGTAAGAGTATCAAATTTAGTTTTTAATTCTAAATTTCTACTCTCTTTTAAAGCAGGAACATTATTAGAAGAATCAAGTGTTCTTAATGTTATTTTCATATTTGTTGCCTACAATTCAATATATTTAAACTATTTATCTTTATCAGAATTATTAGAGTTCATTATATCTTTGATATGTTTATTCTTACCAAATATATCAAGAACAATATCATTTTTCTTATCATCTAATACATCTTTATTATCAAAAACTTTTTTTGTCTTTGTTTTTGGTTTTTCAATACCTTCAGCACTATCAGACGTTTCAGTTTTTTCAACGTTTTCAATATTCTCTGTCTTTTCTGTGTTTTCTTTGATATCAAAAATTGGCTGTTTTTTAGGTTTAGATTTGCTTGAACTTGAATTGATAGATTTTTTAAGTTTAGAATTTTCTTTTTCAAATGCTATATATTCTTTAGCAGTCAATTTCTCGCCGTTTATCATTACGTGAGTAGCAATACCTTTTTTACACATTTCAAGAGTATTATACCAATATTCTTTACCTTCAAACATATCTTCAATCTCTTTATCAGTAAAGAAATTTGACAATAAATGTCTCATCCAAATTTTATATTGTTCTCTTTGGAATTTATGTTGTTTATCGATATCAGACGCTTTGCCCCAATATCCACCACTCCAATCGTGAAACATTATCATACTTGTTCTGTGTGCTATACGTTCTGTTCCTAGTAGAAACATTAAAGCACCTGCTGAATATCCGTGATTGTCTAATATAGTAAATGTTCTATTTTGAAAATAATTCTCAATTACATTTTGAAATCTTTGTAAATCTAGCAAATATCCACCTGGACTTGAAATTCTAACTTCAAGTGTATCGTAAGACTCGCCGTCATACAAAGTATCAAATATTTCATCTAGTTTTGCGTCATCAAATTCATTTATAAAAAGACGATAGTTGTAAGTTACCATACCATCTTTTCTAAAAAGATTATGATTTTCTGAAGTTACAGAAGTAGTGGCGTTTTTTATATCACGACCTGGTCTTCTGATGTTTTTATAAATTTTCATTAATACTCCTTATTAAATTATATATTATTTACACTTAAAATTTCTTATTTTATAAAATTTGCCAACTCTACGCAACAAGCAGATAAAGTCAAATTTTTATCTCTTACATTACTTGATTGAAACTGATACTTAGCAATAGTTAATAAGATTTGTGTTCTTGCTTGCTGATTAAATTGATTTAAATTCTTATACATATATGTATAAAAAGATTCAGGATTTGTAACTAAATATGTTTCTTTTAATATTTCATCAAAGTTCTTATTTTTTATTTGTAAAATAAGATTATCGAATCCATCTAGTTTTTGAATTTGAGTTAAATCAACTTTAAGTGTATTATTAATTACAGATTTCTGTATAAATCCTACCATACCACGAACAGACGGATAATAAGTATTGATAATAGGTATCAAATCCTTTTTATCATAACTTACTTTTTCTGTATCTAATATAAAGCATAATCTATTAAAAATTTGTTTAATTAATGATTCTCTATTAGATTGATTATAGAATTCATCAAAATCATAAACTTCAAATCTGTTAATAATAGCAGGTATAATTTTATTGATATAGTTACAAGTTAAAATAAATCTGCAATTTCCTGAAAATTCTTCAATAAATCCACGTAATGCTTGTTGTGCTGAATCTGAATATCCATCGCAATTGTGAGTTACAATTCCGTTTTTTGTAATAAATGTATGATTTTTATGAACTATCAAATTCCTTACTTTTCTTGTTCCAATTTTAGTAATTGATTTAATTTTCATCTTTTGCTCCTTTGTTTTCAAATTGTTTAAATAATTTTTTAAAATAATCTATATTGTCTTTATCAATATAATTATAAATATCCAAATTAAAATTATTAATAAAATATTCATTTGTGATTAATTCAAATTTATAGTTATTATCTTGACAAAATTTTTTCGCCCAAATAATCTTATCCAAATTAAACTTAATATGTTCTGATGGTTTTATTTCATATACAATTTTATTGTCTTCATCAAAGAAATCTGCAATATAAATTCTCATTTTATTTTTTAATTTTTTTGATATTTTTTGGTAATATTTTGAAAATTGTGGATTATGTTTTATAAAATTTTTGCAATCTTTACAAAAAATTTGATTTTTCAATTTTTTATAATGAAAATTTTTCTTACAACAATCACATATTTGTTCTTCAAGAAATATTTTATCGGCGTTATCGCCATATTTTCTTTTAAATTTATATAAAGTTTTTACTTCTTTGTTATCATATATATCAATAAATGGAAATGTAATATTTTTATAAAAATTTAAATTGTTTTTAACAAATTCTTGATATGTTTTTTGATTTTTTCTTTTATTTTCTAATGATAAACAACTTAATTCACTTTTATGTTTATTATAATCGCACGAATAAAAATAACCTTCTTTAAAGGATTTAAATTTTGCTTTATTATTACAATATAAACATTTTGGTGCTTCCATTTTATAATACTGAAGATAAAAATCTTCAGCATTTTTAAAATTATAATATTTAATTATATTTGATACTTTAAATTTTTCAATTTCTTCTAATGAAAATTCTAAAGGATTTCGCATTTAATATCATCCCCTATTTTTAATCCGTCTTTTATTGATTTTTGAGATAAATCATTTAAAATAAATGGGTGGTTATCGGTAACCAATATTTTTCTTCCGTCTTCCAATTCAACTTCATAAACATCATCAAATTTATCAGAAATAATCTCACAAGTATCATCTTCAATTAATCCATTTTCAAGATTTAAAGATTTACAATTATAAGATTTACCTATTTCAAAATCTTTTAATTTTTTATATATAATCTTATCATTTTCAACTAAACAAATTTCTTCATTTTCTTCTAAGCATTCATCCATTATAACAATTTTATGATTATCATCAAAAGACTTATAACTTGCAAAATTTTGTATAGTTGTTCTTACACTATCAATACCATTATTTAAAGAAGCATTTAGAAATAATGTTTCTAATCCTGATTCTTTGGCAATAGCATTAACACAACTTGTTTTACCTGTTCCAGGTGTAAAAGAACTAAACAACATATTAGATAAATTTTTAGTATCTACCTGATGTTGCAATTTAGTTTTAACATCATCAGGCAATATCATATCTTGAATACGTTGCGGTCTGTATTTTTCGTAATATAATTGTTCTTTATCATTTATAATCATCTTATCACTCCTTATTATTATTTTATTCTATTCTATAACGTCTTTAAATAGAAATTTAAACTCTTCAGGTAATGCTTCATAAAGTTTAAATGCTAGATTTCTTATTTCAAAATGTGCTGTCTTAGATGTTCTAAGTTTTAGTAAATTTCTAAGCGACCTTACATTAATACTAAATGTCAAATCTGTTTTATAACATTCAGGCAAAGCATATTTAATCAAATCTTGTGTTACATTATAATTTACTGCATTATTAACTAATCGTCTTACATTTTCTAGTGCTTGAATAGAGCATTCATCAACATTATTATTGTCTGTAAGATTGATATATTTGCTTGCACGCTCTTTATCTTTAATGGTAAATTCAGTTTCATTTCTTAATTCTTTTAGTGTGTATCTAGTTGATTTAACACTATAAGAAGCAAGGCGGTGACGTGTAAGTTCCATAAGATTAAGTCTTGATATACCTTGTATAAAGAAATTAAATACGCAGTGTTCCCCGCAGGATTCGTGCTTGTTCTGCAATATTACACGTTTTATCAAATCTAAATCTTTTTCGCCTAGATTATCAGATTTATCGTGTGAATCCCAACAAGTTCTTATTGCAGTATTAATTACTTCCAAAGGCGTATAAGATAGTAGTTTAACTTTAAAATTCATTATTGTTCCTTTTACTTTTTATTTTTCAATTTATTGATTTCTTCTTGCATAATTGTATCAAAATTTTGCGGTTTTGTTTTGTTAATTTTTGATTGTTTAATAGGATTATCATTTATTTCAGATTTTTGAATTTGACTAATTATACTGATTTTAGTGTTAGATTCTTGTTCTGTATTAAATTGCGTATATAATGATAATAATGTAAATAACATTTGTTTTCCTTTATTAAAAATTTAAGGTATTATAACAATTTTAAAGTTAAAAATACCTTATAACATTTTTAGTATTTGTGTTATTCATCAATAGTAAGTATATAACAATCATCATCAAAATGATTATAAAATTCATTTAATACCATTCTATTTGTATCAAAATCTGTCATTGCATTTGATAAAATTGTGTTTAATATGATTGTTTTGTATTTCTCTTTAACAGTTAAAATAACTTTAAATTTTGATATTGCAAAGGTAATACAAATATCTTTATCTGCTTTTAATGTGTTATTTTCAATTCTTTGTATCATAATGTTTATGGCATTTTGAATTTTCTGCTCTATTTGCTCTTGTGTAAGTGATGTTCTAAATCTTATACGTTTAATTATGCTATGAACGTCTGAATGCTTAATTGTTATTGAATATTCTTTGTGACTAAGATTTAAAACTTTATCTTTATTATCTTCATTTAGATTATTAAAATACATAATATTTAATTTCCCTTTCATCAATAAAATCAAAATTTTTAAATTCGCCGTCTGCTTTACATTTATTTACTCTTCTTGCTCTATATACATTATGATATTCAGATATAATTCCTATATCATATTGATTATAGCAGTGTGAAAAATTTTCAATTTCATATGTATTATCAAAACAATCAAACAATCTAATATGTTTATCTGATTGTGTAAAGAAATATCTATTTTTATTATATTCTACAATAAAGAATTTATCTTTAAAGTCTTTACATTTCTTTACTAAATCTATAACATCAGATTTTTTAAATTTAGATTTACTAAAATAAACTTTGCGTGATTTGTATTGTATTTTCATCTTTAACTCCTTTAATCCTTTTTATGAAGAGAATTATATCAGATTATAACTTAATTAAAGTTTAAGTAAAACTGATATAATTCTTAAATTAATAGATTAGTAGTTTTTAATAATTAAGTGTTTTGAACCTTTGGTAACTTGCCTACCTTTTATATTAATAGAATAATTTTTATCATATGAATCTACTATATAATCTTTATATAATTCTTGTATTATATCGCAATCATTTATAATTAGTAAGCATTTAGCAGAAGTTGATTTAAAGAAGTCTGATAATTCTTTTTGAGAATTATTATCAAAAATAGATTTATCACCATTGCCATATACATTATTATTAGTATCAACATATGGTGGGTCTAGGAATATAAAATCATCTTTATTAGGTTTAATCAAATCAAATAAAGATTTATAATTTAAATTATAAATTTCAGTATTTTGCAATAAATCAGAATGTTGCTTAGTCAATACTTTTCTTGAAAAAGTTGAATTGTGTGAATATGGTGTATTTAAATATCCTTTAGAATTATAACGCATTAATCCTGATACAACTAATTTATTAATATAATAATATAGTGTTCCTTGTGAATACTCTCTATCTCTAATACCATTAAACATATCTCTAAGTTCATAAAATTTTGTATGGTGTAAATCAACATTATAATTTTTAACTAATTCATCAAGTTCAGAACTTATCGTATTGTAATCAAATTTAACAGATTTATAGCATTCTATTAAATTTTTATTTAAATCATTAATAATAGCATATTTTGGTTCTAAATACCAAAATACTGCACCACCACCTACAAATGGTTCTATATATCTATTAAAATTATTTGGTATATGGCTAAGGAAGTTTTTAATTTCCCTAGCCTTACCACCTGAATGTTTTAAAAATGGTTTCATTTAGCACAACTTTTATAATCTGCTTTATACCATAATTTCATTGCTTCAGGTGTCTTAAATTTAATCCATTTTTTCTTTTCAGGATTATACGCACCTGTTCTTGAATCTATTTCTTTAAATGTTTCAATCATTGCTTTAAATAAATCAAATTCGCAATAAGAATTATCAAGATTTAAAAGCATATATCTAATTGATTTATAAAGATTATATAAATTTTCATAAGTAAAATTTTTATTTAATTCATCTCTAAGTTTAATGATATAATTAAAATCTATCCATTCACGAATTTCGTTTTCATAACTTAAATCTTTTAATTCAACTTTAACAGAATTAAAACTAAATACAAGAATATCGCAAAGTGCGTCTATTTGTTCGTAAATATCTAGTGCTGAATAATATTCTTGGATTTCTTCATTTGTTAAATTAATATAATTAGATTGTTGCATTTCATAAGTAAGACTTCTTTTATTCATCCAATTCTCTAACATTTGTGATAAAATATACATTTCTTCATTAATAGTCATATAAAACTCCCTTACTATTGTTGTTTTAATTTTATGCAAGGTATTCCTGCATTTTCTAGGAACTTAATCCCACCTTTATGATTGTGAAGTATATCTTTATAATATACTTTTTCAATACACCCTAAATATACAATTAATGAAGCACATCTTATACAAGGTGCATAAGAAACATAAAGATTATATTTCTTAGTTAAGTCTGCCTTAAGAAGTGCTGATACTTCAGCGTGAATTACATAATCATAAGTATTATTATTTTCATCACGCATTGGTAAATTATTGGGTGCTTGATTAAATCCTTCATAAGTTTTTTGGAATTCTTCCAAAGGTTCTAATACACACCCAACTTTTCTAATATCTTTTGAGTGACTTGCTACATAATCTAATTTTTCAACACTAATCATATATTAATACTCTTAGAGATTTCTAAAATTCTTTGATAATCATCTGCTTCTAATTTATCTTGTCTTAATTCTTTAAATCTAGGGTGCAATAAAGAATAAGTATCAGAATTCTTAGATTTTGATAATGCAGTTGCAATTACTGACATTATACGACCTAATAATTCATCTTGATTATTAGTTATATAATCTAGTGTTAAATCATCAAATCCACTGCATTGACCTACTACTAATCCGTCTGATGATTCAAACATTACTGCACCAACTTTATCTGCTCTTTTACCATTTCCCTTAGTAAATCCTGTAATTTTAACATCTACATCAAATTCAGGTTTAATCTTTATCTGATATTTAGAAGTTTTATTTTCAAATTTAGTTTTAAGGTCTTTTAAAACTCCACCTTCTTCGCCTTGCTCTATCCATTTTTTAGTAATACTAATTACTTCATTTATATTACTAACTTGAACTGATTTAACTAATTTAAGATTTTTATTATCTAAAGTATTAATATAATTAGATAAATTGCTAAATCTCTCAACATATGGTGTATCTGAATAACAATTTGAAAATTCATCTAATTCAAGATAATCCCACATATAAAAATCAAGTTCATCAGGAACAGATAAAGAATTTAAAATTCCATTAGATTCATATCTATCTTTTGCATTAGGAACTAATAATTCGCCTATATATGCACCATCAGGCAATTTTTCAAATAAATTAAACAAGTAAGGATATTCATAAGATTCGCCACTTCTTGAATAACAATCAACTCTATTATTATTTTTGATAAATGTTCTAAATGTTCCGTCCATTTTTACTTGTAGATAAGCAGGATAAGATATATTTTTAACTTTATCCATTAAACTACAACGCATATATGGAAGTTCAAAGATTTTATCAGAATCTGAAACAATCTTATTAAACTCTTTTACACCTACACCTATTCTTAAATCTCTATCAATAATACCTTTTAGGACTTTTTTATTATCAGGATTTAATGAATTGAATAGATTTTCTAAATATCTAATTGCACTGTTTCCTGTATATGTTCTATCACATAATAGTTTTAAGTCTTTTATGCACTCTTCCAACAATATTTCATCAATAAACACATCAGGTTCATAATTTACTTGGCTACAAGTAATACCATATGAATATTTGACTTTATCGTAAGCGTGTTGAAATACATCAATAAAAAGTCTATTATCTTTATATTTTTCTAATACAGATTGTTTATGTAATCTTGAATTAGAACTATTAAATTCTTTAAGTATATCTACAATCATTTATAGACTCCTTAATCTAAATTGTTGAAAAATTTATATGTTTCGGCTATATCTGCATAATCCAAATCATTTAATATTTTTCGTTCATCTGCACCATATGAATCGACAAATGCAATAATTTGATTTTCTGAAGCGTCTATATCAAATTCATCTAGTGCGTCTGTAACTGACTCAATTGCTTGGCAACGTTCTGCTTTTTGTTTTCTAGTTAATTCCATTTTATAATCCTTTTGATTGTAATTTCTTTTGTAGTCTTATATAAGATTCTAAATCTTTAACAAATTCTGCAAGTGAATGTTTAAATTCATTTTTAGTATATTTGCTAAAATTTTCAGATTCAACAAAATCCTTAAATTCATCAGATATTTCTAATTCAACAATAAAATTATAAGTTATATTAGTTGTTTTAAAAACACCTATCTTTTCAACTGATTTGACACTTAGGCTTAATCCATCAATTATGCCTTCAAACTTCCAATAATAAGACAATGTTGCCTTGACATATATTTTAGTAATTACACTTGTCATATTTTCATTTAACTCCTTATCAAAATTTGAAGTAATTATATATTATTAAATATTAAATTAAGATTAAGAATATCTTAAAATTACCTTAATTTAGTTAAATTTGTCGATAAAAATTTAATATAAATAACAATATGAATTCTTTATATGCTTGGAGTTTTGGCAACCTAAGACTTAGACATAGAGTTTTAAAATCTTAGCGATTTTATGTGATATTCAAATTTATTTTAAAGGAAATTAAATGGGCGAATTATTGTCACCTGGTGTTTTGGTTCAAGAAATAGACCACTCAACTATTGCACCATCAGTTGCAGGAACTTCAGTTGCATTTGCAGGTAATTTTACTAAAGGTTTTGTAGATACTGCTGTTCTAGTTACATCTTATCAAGAATTTGTAGATAACTTTGGTAAGCCAACTAAATCAAATTTTAATGATTGGTATCAAGTTTATAACTTCTTGCAATACGGAAATAAAATTTATGTTTCTCGTGCTTGTGATTTAAATGGAACTCTAAAAGAAACAGGATTGCAATTTGTTTCTAAACAATCAGAACTTAAAGATACTATAATTCCTTATGATATTAAATTTAAATCTGTTTCAGGTAAAGATGTTGTTTTTGAGATAAAAGGCGAAAATTTGCCACAACCTAATGAAGAAATTTCAATTGAAGGTGTGCCTAGTAAAGTAATTGCAAAAACTATTTCAAATGATACAGAATACAAAATAACATTTAATGTTGATATGGAAAGTAAAAATCTTACTGAATCATCTGTATTTAATAAGGTTATACCTGCTAAACAACTACACGGAAATATAGCAAGTTTCAAAGGAACTAATGTATTTGAAATAGGCTCTAAATTTGCATTTTCTAATGAAGTTACAGACCATAAATACGAAATTCAAACTTTAGATACACAAGTTCAAAATGGTGTTAATTTTGTTGTAGTAACATATAAAGAAACAGAAGATGATGAATTTGTAATACCTGATACAATTTTAGCAAATGCACCTGTTTATAAACTAAACTTTACACAAAATGCACTAGCAGAAATTCCTGGAAGTTCTTATACAGGCAGTGCTTATGATATTAAAGAATATGATAAGCAAGACCATATTATAACAAATCAAGCAGTTTTTGAAGATAGTGCAACTATACCATTTGCTTTTGAAACATCTAAAGTTAAAGTAATTGCTAAATATCCTGGATTGGACGGCAACTATATTGATGTTGCTATTGCAAATCCTGAAGATTTTAAAAAAGGTAAATTTGTTAAAGACGGCATAGCACTTGATGATTTGTTTGAGTATTATCCATCAGCAGGCACATTTGGACTAATTGTTCTTTATAAAAATCAAGTTCAAGAAGTTTATACACTCTCACTTGATGAAAATTCTAAAGATTCTAATAATAAATCTAATTATATCGAATCTATTAATAGAACATCAAGTTATATTTACGTAAAAGTAAATGAAGCAAATCAAGATAAATCAATTAAAAGTTCTCTTGATAAAGAAATTGTTAAACTTACAAATGGAACAGAATCTGAACCTGGATTAGATGATATTGATAATGCTTATAAAGTATTTGAAAATGCTGAAGAAATTGATATTGATATTCTAATTGCTAATGAGAAAAATCCTAGTTCTGCCATTAATATTGCTGAACTTAGAAAAGATTGTGTTGCTATTGTTGGCTGTCCTTTTGAAACTTCAGTGGGTCTTAAAGCAAATCAAGCAACTTCAAAATCAGTTCAATTTAGAAATGATTTGAATGTTAATAGTTCTTATATTTTCTTAGTTTCTAACTATAAGTATCAATATCTAAATGAAATGGACGCTTATAAATGGGTCAATTTTGCAGGCGATGTTGCAGGTCTTGTAGTTCAATCAACTGAAACTAGGGAAGCGTGGTATGCTCCAGCAGGTTTAAATCGTGGATTACTTAAAAATGTTAAGAAAATTGCATTTAGCCCTTCACAAGGACAAAGAGATACACTTTATAAATCAGGAATTAACCCTATTACAATCTTTACAGGTCAAGGTTGCGTTCTTTGGGGTCAAAAAACACTACTTGATAAGCCCTCAAGTTTTGATAGACTAAACGTAAGACGTTTGTTCTTAGTTCTTGAAAAATCATTAAGCAAAATGAGTAAATACTCTCTATTTGAGTTTAACGATTCATTTACAAGAAATTACATTACATCAACAATTAATCCATATCTTGCTACAATTAAAGCAGGACGTGGCGTTCAAGATTATCTTGTTATCTGTGATGAATCTAATAATACACCTGATATTATTAGTAGAAATAAACTTGTTATTGATATCTATATTAAACCTACATATGTTGCAGAGTTTATTCATTTACATTTTATCAATAGCGGAACTTCTGATTTTAAAATCATTACAAGTTCTAATTAATTAAACTAATTTAAAGAGTGATTGGGATTTCTCAATCACTCAAATTATTCTAACTACATTATATTAACTAATAAATACACTTATACAAAAATACATAAGGGTATTAAATGGAATTTTCAAAATATGGCTTAGTATTAGGTAAATGTGAATATCCATTTCCTTATATATTTAAATTAGGAACACCAAAAATAAAATTAAACATAAAATCAAAACCTATATATAATCACGAAAAAATACATTTTAATCAATATAAAAGAGATAATTTTCATATTTTTAAATTAATATTTTCAAAACAATATAGATTAGAGTGTGAATTAGAAGCATATACAGAGCAAATCAAATTTTTCAATTTAAAATCATTAAATTCAACACAATGGATAATTAAAAATATTATTGATAAACACAAGATAAATATAGATAGAAATTATATAAAAAAGAGAATTAAATATATTCTCAAAAGACGAAAATATATCAAATTTTAGGATTTAGGATTATGTATAAACACACTTTTTACGATGAAATTTTTAGAGATTATGCCTTAAAAGATTCTGAATTAGCAACAGAAACAAGGATTAATGCTTTTCCTAGAAAACTTAAAAAAGAAGCAAATGATATTTATAATAGACTTCAAATTATAGCAGACAAACCTTGTTTAGATTGGATAGATATTGAATTTTATGAAACAGGCGAGTTAGTTCAATATGAAAATAAGAAATATATAGCATTAAAAGAAAATCAAAATAAAAATCCTAAATTAAAAACAGATTTTTGGCAAGAAATTAATATAAGAGATTTTACAAATTTTTATGCAGAAAATTATTTAGCAAAAGACAATCAAATTGAATATAATCCTGAATTAACACAACACGGCGAATTATCAAATGAATTCCACCCTGTAACAATTAAATATCTTAATGAAAGAATTAGGTGGAGTTTAGAGAATATTAAAGTTGCAAATGCTGATAGATTAGACGGAAAAGATTATAAGTGGTTTGCAAGTAAAGAAGAATTTGATAAACTACACGAAGACGCAGTTTTACATTCAGAAGTAGTAGATAATTTAACAACAGATAATAAATTTAATCCTTTATCAGCAAAACAAGGATTAGAATTAAAAAAACTAATAGATAGAATTAATGAAATTTTAACTTCAGATGACGTAAGTTTAGATGAACTTCAAGAAATAGTTAATTTTATTAAGAAAAATAGAGAAAAATTAGATACTTTAGGAATTAATAATGTAATAGGACTTCCTGAAAAATTACAAGATTTGACAAATGTATCATCAAATGCAGTTCCTAAAGATTGGTGGAATTCTGATACATTTAGACAAAGAGTTGTAGCAGTTTCAGGCGATGGCTCAGGTATTGACGCTGATAAATTAGACGGACTACATAGAAAAGATTTTGTAACTAAAGATGAATTTACAAAATCATATATTACACAAATTTTAGGAACAACACCTGGTGCAGGTTCAGGATTAGACGCTGATAAATTAGACGGATTGCATTCAACTTCATTTCTAAGACGTGATACTAATGATACACCTAGTATGGATAATATTTTTGATTTGGGTTCTACTACTGCAAAATGGGCTAATATATATGCTACAAATTTTCAAGGAACATCATTACGTGCTAAATATGCCGACTTAGCAGAAAAATATAAAACAGATAAAAAATATAATTATGGCACTATATTAGGAATTGATGAAAAAGGTATTATTACAGAATATAAACGAACCTTGCCTAGTATGAAATTGATAGGTGTAGTATCAGAAAATCCTGCACTTAAACTAAATTCAGAATCTGACGGCTGTTATGTAGCACTTAAAGGATTAGTTCCTGTCAATGTAAAAGATATAACTAAAGTTAATATATCTGATTATATTATTGCAGATGATAACGGATATGGCATAAGTGTAAAAGATTATGATTTTAATCAATCTAAATTAGTTTTAGGTATAGTTGTAGAAATTAAAGATAATAAAGTTTATATTAAAGTATAAAGTGTAAGGATTTATGATGAATTATGAACTATCATCTAAACATAAATTTATTTTAAAACAAAACTTAGATAAATTTAAACAATATTATAATATTAATTCTATTGATGAATTAGATAATATAAGAAATTTAGATAAATCATTTATTATTTCTAATGATAATTATAATAAAATCTTATCTGAAATAAATTCTTTGTTTAATATAAATCTTAAAAAATTAAATTTTGATTATCTTGGATATGATGTAAAAGATAAATCTCAAAAATACTATAATATTATTGAAATACTAGATAATATTAAATTTAATAATACAACAGGCGAAAATGGATTTTTACTTAGTAATTTTGATTTTAATAATATATTAAATAATCAAGATTTGTTTTACCATTTTGGAAGTCCTAGTTGTAAGGAACAATTTATTGATAAACAAAATTTATTTAAGAAAATGATTTTATCTAGTATAGATGTTATTCAATATTGTAAAGAAAATAATAAAAAATTGATATTTGCTAGTTCGATGGGTGCAAAAGAATTTAATATAGAAATAAAATCAGAAACAGATGAAGTTATACATAATGTTGGAGTTATAGCAAATTCATATGATTATTCTTATTTATTAAAAACGTTGCCTAGTTCAGATAATTTGCAAGATTTATATAATACTTATAAGAAAATAATAGAAGATTTAATTATAGAATATTTAGATAATTATATAATTTTAAGAATCCCTAGAGTTTATGGTAAAAAATCTAAAAAGGGATTATTAAACCCTAATAATACTGATTTTGATTTAGACAAATACTTAGATTTTATAACTTTAAATGATTTTAAGAAAGAAACTGAATATATTATTAATTCTAATTATAATGGTATATATGAATATAAATGTATTCAAACTAAAAAAATTAAAGATATATTAAAATCTTATAGAAATTAGAGATTAAAAATTAAATTAACATAAATTTAAGTATAAATAAAGTATAATGAAGTAATAAAATAATAATTAATATAAGAAAACTAAGGAATAAAATTAAATGTTTTTGTTAGAAAAATTAAAAAAGACTTTTTTAAAGCAACCTTCACAACAACCTTTAAATGTAAGTCCTAATAAAATTCAATCAGACCTAACTAATACTGATGACTATCTTGTATATAGGTCATTTTTCGATTCTGAATATAATAATCTAACAGGAGCATTAAATTCAGCACAAGTTTATAAGCAAGCAGAAAAAATTGATTTATATAGAAAAATAGCCGAATATCCTGAAGTATCAGACGCAATAGATGAAATAGTTGATGAAATTTGCTATACACAAGACTTAGAAGAATTTTTAAAAATAGAATGTGATACTGATAATAAGCAATTAGACAATGCAATAGTTGAATCTTTTGAAGAAATCTTAAAATTGATGAATATAGATAAAAATATTTATGATTTAATTAGACAAATTTATATAGACGGACAAGGTAATATATTATGTGAATATCACGAAGGCAAGTTGGCAAATTTAAAATATATAGACCCTAAATATCTTACTTTTGATTTTGAAAAAGGTGTCTATAAATATGTAGATGAATATAATAGTTTATACTTGACAAGAGTTATGCAAAACGGACAACAAAGAAATTATAGAAAAACAACAACTGACGCAGAAGTAATAAATGAGTATAATATTGATGAAGTAGTGCATATAGATTTTGGAAAAATAGACAATAAGGAAGGTTTAATATTATCTTACCTTGAAAGAGCAATAAAACCTGCAAATATGCTTAAGACACTTGAAGATTTGTTAATTCCGTTAAGATTTTCACGTTCAATATCAAGGCGAGTATTCAACGTAGATGTATCAGATTTGCCAACTTCTAAAGCAGAAATGGCAATGAAAAAAATTCAAGAACAATTTAAATATAAGAAATTTCTAAACACTGAAACAGGCGAAGTTACCAATCAACAACATATTACAGGTATGGTTGAAGATTATTGGTTTGCTAATAGAAACGGACAAAAAGGAACTTCTGTTGATACAATTGATGAAACAGGTAACTTAGGCGAATTAGGCGATATTATGTATTTCTATAAGAAACTTTATCGTTCTTTAGGAATACCGACAAATAGAATTTCAACATCTGATGAAGATAAGAATTTTGATTATGATTCTAGCCAAATAACTAAGGAAGATTTTAAATTTTACCTATTTATTAATAGATTAAGAAAAATATATATTGATATGTTTGTTAATATTTTAAAAAGACACGTAATAACTAAAGGTATTATGAGTGAAGACGAATTTAATCAATATCAAGACAAAATAAAAATCTTTTTCGTTGGCGAAAACTATTATTTAGAGCGTATGAAACTTGCTAATTTTGAGAAAAGATTAAACATATATTCATCTGCTAGAGATTATTCAGGAACATTATTTAGTGTTGAATATCTATATAGAAATATCTTTAAATTTGATGATGATGAAATTAAAGAAATGATGACTGAAATTCAAAAAGAAAAGAAAAATCCATTGTTTAAACATTTATATGAAGAACCTATGGATTTTCAATAGTTCTCAAATTTATAAGGATTAATATGGCAAAACAAGACACTATGCAAAACATTTATAAACCTTTTCATCACTTAAAATTAGGCAAATCAATATATACTAATGAATCTGATACAGGATTAGTAATAGATTTAACTGCAAATAGAGTTACTATTATTAATAAAATAGGAACTATATATGAATTTATGGTTTTTGATAAATCTGATTATAATCCTGAAAAAGAACTCAAACCTTTTGTATATCTGCAACTAACTTCTAAATCATTTAATAATATTAAGAAAACTATTGCTAAAATATGAGTTTTATTCAGTTATCTAATAAAGACCTAAATTGGCTAAGATTAAAATTATTAGAATTACAAGAAAATAAATGTGCTATTTGTGGATGTGATGTAACAGATAAATCGCATATAGACCATAAGCACAAGACTTCAAAAGAAACTAATGGCGTAAATGGTGCAGGTCTTATACGTGGTTTATTGTGTCCTAATTGTAATTTACTATTAGGCAAAATTGAAAATAACGCAAAGAGATTTCAACGAGATGAAGATTTGCCAAATCTATTGCGTAGAATAGCAGATTATATTATAGAATACACAAATTATATACACCCTACTGAAAAACCTAAAATAAAGAAAATATCTAAACGACAATTCAACAAACTTCAAAAACTTGAACCTAAAGCAAAATATGGAACAGGTAAATTAACACAAGTTTTAGAGAAGTTATTTAATAAACATTCAATTAATCCTTTTATTGATTAAAATTTTGATTAGTATTTAATAAGGAATTCTCTTTTATTTAGTATGTTACATTTCTGTTACATTATAATAAATATTTAAGTAGTTAATAAATTTAGGATTAAATTTTATTTTTGAATTTATTTGATATTCTATTATAGAAATATATTAAAAATTTGAATTCGTATGCAGTTTTTATTAACAACTTAAAATAAACTTAAATAAAATAATTAATTATAGAGATTAAGAATTGATTAAGTAGTTAATAAAATATAGATACAAAAATGTAAATTTAAATTTTTATATAAATTCTCTATAATATAAATGAATAAATTTAATTTTCTTATTCTCTTTAATTCTTTTGTATTATTGCCTACGGCAAAAAATTAAAAACATATCCTAAAAATATTAACAACTTAATCTAATCTTAAATTAGTAATAAAGTAGTTACATATTAATTGATAATTAAGTAGTTAATAAATTTAAGATACAAATTTAAATTTTATAGTTGGCTATATAATATTAAAAGAGATAAATTTAAATTTATTGATATATTATAGAGAATTTGATTAAAAATTTGAATTTGTATCTGAATTTTATTAACTACTTAATTAATTCTTAGATTATAACTTTATTATTACTAATTTAAGTTTTATTTAAGTTGTTAATAAAATAAGGATTGAAATTTAAATTTTCTATAAAATCTCTATTATATAAATCAATAAAATTAAATTTTTATTCCTTTGCTTACAGCAAAAATCTAAAAAGTAAAATCATATCCTAAATTTATTAACTACTTAAACAAAACTTAAAGATTAAATCTAATTAAATAAATTCAGTTAGTATTAAGTAGTTAATAAAATCTGCATACGAATTTAAATTTTGAATTTATATATTTCTTATTATAAGAATTCTATTGAAAATTAATTTTTAATCCTATTTTTATTAACTACTTAAAATAAACTTAAACAATAAAATTAATTATAAAAATTAAGAATAGATTAAGTAGTTAATAAAATTTGCATATCAAACTAAAAATCAAAATCCTAAATTTCTTAAATAAATAGTAATATGAATAAGATTAAACCTATTAAATTAACTAAACTAAAGCCATTGAAACAATTGAAGGGCTTGAAGTCACTTAAGAAACTTAGAACATCGCCTGTTACTTCAAAATTGCAGGCAAGATTTAGTAAAGATAAAGTTTCTGAATTGAATTTTAAAGACTCAATTGCTAAAGTTAAGGATTTCTTAAAACAAAAAGCAGAGCCTACACAGAAAGTTTTAATATCAGGCAAAGTGTTAATGTATAAATACAATGCCAAAGATAAAACGCAAGTATATGATAGAACGCCTTTAACAATGGTATTATCAAAATCAAATACTTATATGTTAGGTTTAAACTTACACTGGTGTCCTTATGCAATGAGAAAAAAATTAATAGATTTTTTCATAAAGATTAATAGACCTAGAATTAAACAAGGATTAGAACCTGAATTAAATTATCATCAAGTTAAACCTGTTTTAGCAAGATTAGGATTCTATCCTGTAATAAGACTTTATATTAGAAAACGTATGTCAGCAGGTGCAATTGTTATCCCTACATCAGCACTTTATGAAGTTATAAGAATAAAATCAGAAACATTTACAGGCAAGGCTGTATCAGCAGAACAATTGTATAAAAGAGCCGTAAATCAAGGTAAGAAATCTGCACTTAAAAAAGCAGAACAAAAATCAAACGTAAAATCTATTAGAGATAAATCTAATAAGAAAAACAAATTTAAGAAAAAATAAAAAAAAAAGGATAATATATGACAACAAGTTATGAAGTAGTTAATAATCTAGTTAATCTTATTAAAACTGATAGTATCAGTGATTTCAAAGATGAATTTAGAACTTATTTTTTTAATAAATTTAACAATAATAGTTCAATAAAATTGTTTAAACAATCATTCAATGAATTAGAAGATTTAAAGAATTCTCTTGCTAAAATAAATAAAAAATTTGGCGAATAATAAAAGTAAAAATTATATAAGGAGTAAAATATGATTAAACCTGAAGTAAAATTTTATGATTTAAATATATTATCTAAACAGATTAAATTTAGAAAATGGATAGCCAAAGATAGGCGATTATTTAAAGAACAAGTATCTAGTGCTAATAATGACTCACTTAAAATAGGTAAAATAACTATTAATAATCTATTAATAAATTGTTTAGATACTAAATATCCTTTAAGTATAGATGAAATTAGATATATATTAATAAAAATAAGAGAAAATTCAATATCTGATGAAGTTGAATTTAATACTAAGTGTGATATATGCGGAAATATAGAAACACACAAAGTTAAAATTTCAGATTTAGTTAGTATATCTTATAATCCTATTAAAGAAATAATCATTGATGACATCAATATAAAACTAGGCGAGATTAAAAATATTGATTTCTATAATACAAAAATATTAGATTCAACAAACCCTATATTAACAGATTTAATTTTAAGAATAGAATCTATTAATTCAGAAATAGATTTTACTTATGATGATTTAGTAGATTATTTTGATAATTTAGAAACTGATATACTTGATAAAATATTAGAAATTTATAATATACATAGATTTAAATTAGATATTAAATTTAGTTTTAAATGTAAAAAGTGCCTAGCACAAAATAATCAAGAATATACAGATTTGCCTGACTTTTTCCCTAGTAAATGGCTTGAAGCATAATGTTTAAACGTTTGAAATTATCTGATACAAAAGAAGTAATACTTAAAGCCTATAATACAGAATTAGAAAGAGATATATTAATATATACTTTATCTGATGAAATAGACTTAGACGGATTGTTTCAAACGTTATCTAATAATATACAATATATAAATTGTGATTATAATTCCTTAAATTTAGACGAAAAATTGCTAATTTTATATAATATAAGAAGTATTAGCATAGGCGAAGTCTTTGAAATTCGTTGCAAGTGTCCTAAATGTGGCGAAGTAAATGAATTAGGAATTAATGTAAGTGAAATTTACACTAAATCTGATTTAGCAACTGAATTTAAAGGATATAAATTAAATAATATTATTGAGTCTTCTGATGATATTTCTAAATTTGTAGATTTTGACCCTGAATTACTAGAAACTAAAGATTATGATGAATTAAAAGATTATATTAATAAAAATAAATCAAAAATAGATTATATACACTCTAAAATTTGTCATAATCCGCAATGTCAATGTAATCTTAAAATTAACTTAAGAGATATAAATTTAGCAGTATCATCACTATCTGAAGACTCTTTGACTACATTTTATACATCTATTAATAAACTTGTATATGTTGGCGGATATGATTTATCAGGATTATACAAAGCATATCCTTATGAACGTTCAATGTATATAGGACTACTCCAAAAAGAAATAAAAGCAGAACAAGAACGTAAAAATTCTAATAAATCTCTACTTTAAAAGATTTAATTTTTATCTAAGATAAATTATTATAATATAATCAAAAATTTTAATAGGAATTAATTAAATGAAAGACTTTAAAATATTAGACGACAGAGAACATATATTATCAAGAAGCGAGATGTATATAGGCTCTATAAATTATGAGAAATACGTAGATTTTGTATATGAAGATGATAAGATTAAATATAAAGAATTTAGAATTATACCTGGTCTTTGCAAAATAATTAACGAAGTTATTGATAATAGCATAGATGTTGCAATACGTTCAAATTTTAAATATGGAAATGAAATTTCTATTAAAATTGATAATAATATGGTTCAAGTTAAAGATAACGGAACAGGAATTCCTATTGTAAAACACGAAGAAGGCTATCAGCCTTATTTATGTTGGGGAAAGGCAAAAGCAGGAAGTAATTTTGATGATAGTAAAGACCACATACAAATGGGTAAATTTGGTGTAGGAAGTTATTGCACTAATGTTTGGTCTTATAAATTTATCGGCGAAACTGATGATGGCGATAAATCCTATAAAGTTACCTTTGAAAATAATGCTTCTAAATATGATGAAAAAATATCTAATTCTAAAAAACAAGGAACAACAGTTACTTTTTATCCTGATTTAGAAAGATTAAAAATAAAAGAAATAGATGAAAATCATATAAATTTTATATATCAAAGAATTTTATGTTTAGCAAATATCTTTACTCAAATTAAATTTACATTTAATAATAAACAGATTAAAATTAAATCATTTAAAGAATTTGCAAAATTATTTAGCGAAAACACTGAAATCTACGAATCTGATAATATAAAAATAGGTGTATTACCAAATGATACAGACGATTTTAAACATTTTAGTTTTGTAAATGGTCTTAAAATTCCTGACGGCGGAATTCATATTGATTTAATTTCTAATCAAATTACTAATATAATAAGAGATAAATTAATTAAAAAATATAAATCTATTAAGCCTGCTGATATTAAAAATAAATTAACATTAATTGTTTTTATATCTAATTTTCCTAATCCTAAATTTAATTCACAGACTAAAGAAAAATTAACAAACTCACAAAAAGAATTTAATGAATTTGCTGATATAGATTATAGTTTTGTTGATAAAATTCTTAAAAATCAAGATATTATTAATCCTATAATAGATTATTTTAAAATTAAAGAAGAATTTAAAAATAAGCAAGAACTTAAATCTGCTACTAAAGTTAAAGGTAATTTATCAGATATAGAAAAATATATACCTGCCACACATACTAAAAAATATCTCTTTATTTCTGAAGGGGATTCTGCAAGCGGTGCAATATCAAGTATTATAGGTCGTAAAGAATCAGGATATTATACACTAAAAGGCAAGCCATTAAATGCTTATGATAGGTCAAGTTCGGAATTTGCTAAGAATACTGAATTAACAGATTTATTTAATATTATAAAGGCTGAAGATTATCAATATATAGTATCAGCAACAGACCAAGATTTAGACGGAATTCATATTACTACATTATTAGCAGGATTTATTGAAAAATACTTACCTGATTATAAAGATAGATTCTGCAAGATTAATACACCTATTAAATCTGTATTAAAAAATAAACTTCCTATACGTTGGATATATTCATTAAATGAGAACCTAGAATACTCAAATTCAGACCACGTAAAATATTATAAAGGTTTGGGTAATTGGACTAAAGAAACATTATCTGTTATATTAAACAAAGACGGACTAGATAAGATGATTGTTAAATTTGATTTCGATGACCCTGAAATTATAAATGATTTTCTAAGTTCCGAAGAATCAGATAAACGTAAAGAATATATTAGAAATAATGAATTTAGTATAGCCACGCTATAACGTTATAAACATTATAACTCTATAATTTAAGTTTAAATTTATTTGTTTATAAGTTTAATTTAAGTGATATAATGTTATAATTCTCTTGTTTTTAAAGATTAAGACTTCAAAGGAGTAAAGAATGAAAAAGATAGTCTTACAAAATGCACCAGAGATTAAAACAAAGGTGTTACAAAAAGTAACAATTGCAGACACAGAGTGTTTATTTGTTGAAGCAGGCACACAATATATACTGCTTGAAGTAAAAAATAACAATCAATCAACAATATATGCTGATTATAAAACACACGACGGATTTAGAAATTGCCTAAAAGAGTTCTATAATCTTAGAAATTACGTAAGAAAATCAAAGGGATTATAATCAATAATCCCAAAAGGTGTGTAACTTATTCACACCTTTTCACTACTTATTCACATAATATTCACTTCTCACCTTTTCTAAATTAATAATACTTAATATTGTTTTAATCAAAATTTTTATATAATTCTATAAATTTAAATTTTACAAATTAATTGATTTTACTTATATTATTAATAATTTTTATTATTAAACAATTTAAGTCTATCAAAGTTTATGTAAATATATTTACGCTCAAAAATTTATGACAAAAGGAAATACAAAATGCTTACAGATTTGCAAATTCAAGAGAAGAAAGACTACATCGAACAATATATAAGTGCTAAGAATTCGGCAGATGGTTCAAAACACGACGCAAATGCAAATGTTACTAATAAAAATATAGCAACACTATCAGCAGAACTATTTAAGGATTATACAAGACAACTTAAGATTTCATTAATTCAAGATAGAATAAGAGCAAGATTCGATGATGATTTGGCAAAAGAATTTAAAAGACAATTAGACGCAGGCGAAGTATATTTAAATGACTCAACAGGATTATCAATATATTGTAATGCTATATCTTTATATCCTTTTTTATTAAACGGATTAAAAGATTTAGGTGGCGAGTGCGACGCACCAAAACACCTAAGTTCATTTTGTGGTGGATATGTAAATTTAGTTTATGCAATTTCAGCACAACAATCAGGTGCTTTAGCGTCAGTCGGCTTCTTAATGTGTTTTGATTATTTTGCAAGAAAAGATTATGGCGATAATTATTTAGAAACAGCAAAAGATAAGATAACTGCTGAACTTCAAGGCGTAGTATATAGTATTAATCAGCCTGCAGGTTCAAGGGGCTATCAATCAAACTTCTTAAATTGGACTATATTTGATAAGTATTATTTTAATGCTTTATATGAGAATTTTGTATTTCCTGATATGACTAAACCTTATTATGAATCAGTTAATAAACTTCAAAAATTCTTTATGAAATGGTTTAATAAAGAGAGAACTAAACATATATTAACATTTCCTGTAATTACTGCAAGCGTATTAAATGACGGCGAAAAATTACTTGATAAAGATTTTCAAGATTTTATCGCTGAAGAATTAGCGGAAGGTAATTCATTTTTTATATATAATGATACAAATGCAAGCAGTTTGTCGAGTTGTTGTTTTGATGGGTCTGAAATGATAAGAATACAAAATAAAGATAATCAAGAAAAGGAAATATCATTAAAAGAATTTGTAGAATCATTTAATTTTAATGAAGGAAAAATAAATGATAATTATTATATAGATTCATTAAATCCTGAAACATTAAAGATAGAAAAGTCAAAAATAACAGGAATATTAAAAAAGAAAAATAATTTAAATCAATTAATTACAATAGGCACAAAAGAAAATAAAATTCAAGTTACACCAGACCATATATTGATAGTAAAAAATAAAGAAACTGATGAAATAAAGGAAATTACTGCAAAAGAATTATCACAAAATTTTAAAAAATATCTTATTTGTGAGAGTTTATAATGAGCGAAATGTTAATATGTCCTTATTGCAATAAAAAATTTAATTGAAGATTATAATATTTTTGATGAATGTAAGAAATTACTAAATGAAGATAAAATAAAATTTGATTGTGTTACATATTACGATAAAAGCAAAATTTTATCAAAAATATGCGATAATTATAAAAATAACAAAAATATAAAATTCACACAAATATCTAAAAAGGATAAAAATATGATAAAATGGGTTGAAATTGAAAATTGCGAAGTTGAAGAACATAATGATTATGTATATGATATTGAACTTGAAAAAAATCATTATTTTTCAGCAAATAATATAATTACGCATAATTGTCGTTTAAGAAATTCAATAGAAAATCAAATTAATGAATTTTCATTTACACTTGGAGCAGGTGGCGAAATGACAGGTTCAAAAAACGTAATGACTATTAACTTAAACAGACTTATACAAGATAAGCGAGATTTAAGAACAGAAGTAGATAAAGTTCATAAATATCAAGTTTCAGTAAATGATTATTTTATGGATTTATATAATAAAGATATGTTACCTGTATTTAAAGCAGGTTATAATTCGCTTGACAAGCAATTCTTAACAATAGGTATTAATGGTATTGTTGAAGGTGCAGAATATTTAGGATATACGATATCTAATAATCCTGAATATATGAAATTTATTTCTGATACTCTTAAAGAAATATCAGATATTAATAAAGAGAATTCTAAAAAATATAACGTTAAATTTAATACTGAATTTATACCTGGTGAAAATGTAGCAGTTGTATTTGCAAAGAAAGATAAAGCAGACGGATATAAAGTAACTAGAGATTGTTATAGTTCTTATATTTACGCCCCTGAAGATGAAAATATTTCAATACTAGATAAATTTGAGATGATGGGTGGTAAATCAACAGAATATTTAGACGGCGGTTCAGCATATCACTGCAATTTAGATGATTATCCTAGTAAAGAGCAATTTATTAAACTCTTAGAAATTTCATCTAAAACTAAATGTAAGTATTTTTGTTTTAATATTAAGATAACTATATGTAATGATTGTGGAAATATTGATAAACATACATTAACATCTTGTCCTAAATGTGGAAGTAAGAATATAGATTATGGCACTAGAATTATTGGATATTTAAAAAGAATTTCTAATTTTTCTACACCTAGACAAAAAGAACACGCTTTAAGGTATTATTCAAAAGAGAAATAGAGAAATAGTAAGTGTTATATTACTCATATAATCAAATTGTATTACAAGAAGTTCCTGATGAAATTTCATTGGGAATTTCTATATCAGGTTGTCCTTTAAAATGTAAAGGTTGCCATAGTCCTGAAACTTGGAATCCTAATTTTGGCAAACAATTAACTGAAATTGAATTTAATCAATTATTAAGTAAAAATCCATTTATTACTTGTGTTTGCTTTTTTGGTGGCGAGTGGAATTCAGAATATTTAATTAAATTGATTAAAATTGCTAAATCTAAAAATCTTAAAATATGCTTATATACAGGTTTAGAATTAGATGACTTACCTAAAGAATTGATACAAGAATTAGATTATATCAAAACAGGCAGATATATTGAAGAATTAGGTGGTTTAAAATCGCCTACTACAAATCAGAAATTTATTAGATTAAATAATTCTAGTAATTTACAATAAATTTACATTTATAAATATACACTTCAAGATTTAAACTACATTTAAAGTTAAATTGCTATAATCCTAAATATTTTATATAAGGAGCATAAGATGTTTGAAGAGTTTAGAGAAAAGAAATTGATTGAAATAGGTAAGGATTATAAGTTTATAATAGAACATATACTTCCTGATATTTTTGTTAAACAGCCTAATTCTAATGAAGTTTATATAAAATCTGTATTTATGAAAAAAGACAAAACAAAAAAGTATAAACTTCTTAAAAAATTAGACTTAATTATTGAAGATTCAGGCAGAATTTATCTTACAGATAAATCTTACAGAATGATTATTGATACGTTTCAATCTGAATCTAAAGAAACAAATCTTACAAATTTTTTAGCAAATTTAATCAATAAATCAATTAATAGAGATTTATTTTTAAGAATTCTTGATACGTGTGAATATTAATAATTCTAATACCTAGCCACTTTATTTAACAGATAAATACATTTAATTAAATATATTTAATAAGGTTAATATAGTGGCAAATACAGGTATTATTCAAAGAAGAGAAAAGAAAGATTACTTTTATACCGATGAAACAAAACCTTTACAAGGCGAAATTGTTTATGCTATTGATACTGATGAATTTGGAACAATAAATTCAAATGGCGATATAGAGTGGATTCCACGTAAAGGTCTTGTAACATCAGTAGCACATAAAAATGGCGATGTAGAATTAGATAAAACAGATGTAGGCTTAGACCAAGTCGATAATACTTCAGACTTTGATAAACCTGTATCTAATGCAACATTAAAACTACACCTAGAACATTCAACTGATACAAAAAATCCACATAAAGTTAATAAATTTCAAGTAGGATTAGGTAATGTTGATAATACAGCAGATATTGATAAACCTGTTTCAAATTTAACTAAGCAAGAACTTCAAAAATTAGATGATAAAAAGGTCAATAATTCAAGAGTTTTAACAGATGTTCCTGAAAATGCTAAATTTACAGATACTACATATTCTATTCAAGACGGCGAGTTATCTGAATTTAACTTTAATCTAGCAAGAAAAGATAAATTAGACAATTTAGAACATTCTAATTATGTATTAGGAACTCCTGCATTATCAGTTGAAGGTAGAGAAATTAAATTAACACGTGGCGACGGAACTTTTGAAACAATCCAAACACAAGATACAATTTATAATGATAGATATGTATTAGAGCAACTAGAAAATCTTAAAAACACTAAATTAGATAATACAATAATACCACCAAATGCTAAATTTACAGATACTATTTATGATGATACAGAATTAAGAAATAAAATTAATGATTTAAATACAGAAGATTTAAATATTAAAAATACTATTAATACTGAAAATACTAAATTAAAATCAGAAATTAAAAAAGTTAAAGACGAATCATTACCTTTGCACGGCAAAGCAGACGACGCTAAACTTTTAAATGGTAAAAAAGTTAAATCTGATTATAGTATTAATGATGATGAAAGTCCTGCTAGTATTACAGCAGTTAGAGAAGTTTATTTAAATTCAGAGAATAAATTAGCAAAATCTGATATAGTTGATGATTTGACAACAGGTGGTTCAAATAAAGCATTATCAGCAGAACAAGGTAAAGCATTAAATGAATTAGTTAAAAACATATCAAAAGTTTTATCAACAAGTTCTAATGATATACAAGCAATTAAAGATGTTATAGAATTAGTTAAAAATAATAAAAAATTATTAGAAAATCTTAAAATAGATTCTATTTTAGGTCTTAAAGAAGCATTAAATTCTAAACTTAATATATCAGATTTAACAGGAACTAAAGTTTTAGATTTGTTAAATTCTAATACAACAAATACAAATCTTAATGCTGATAAATTAGACGGCAAAGATTCATCAGAATTCAATCAGGTAATAGGTGTTGATTATTCTTATACAAAACCTAATGTAGGTTCAAATGAACCTGAAAAATATCCATTTGTTACAAATTTAGTATCTGATAAGGGTGTAATTAAAAATGTAAATATTCGTGAATATAGTATATCAAATATTAAATCAGATTTTGGTGTTGATAGGGTTGATAATACTTCAGACTTAGAAAAACCTGTATCAACAGCAGTTCAAGCAAAATTAAATGAAATTAATAATAAAATATCTAATATAGGCAATTTAACAAATTCAATGACTTATAAGACTATTACTAATATCACAGAATTGGCAGGTGCTAAACCTGGATTATATAGAATTTCAAGTGCTAATTATAGTATAGCAGGTCAAACATTTACAGATGATTATATTTTAAAATTATCTGATACTGATAAATTACATATATTAGTAGATTAATTGAATAAGGGATTAAGGATTATTTAATGGGTAAAATTTTAATAGAAAAATCAGGTATATTTACCGAAATATCAGGGGGAAGTCAAGAAACTCCACAGCAATTACTTGCTAAAATTTTAACAGTTGATGGTAAAGGTTCAGGATTAGACGCAGATTTGTTAGGTGGTGTTAATTATTCTCAATATGCACTTAAGAAAGATTATTATGATAGAAATATTATTAATAGAGAATTATCTAAGAAATTAAATATTTCTGATTATAACAATGAAAAATCAACTTTTGCATTAAAAACAGAAGTATTAAATTCTAATAAACCTGTATATGTTGTATCAGATACAGAGCCAACTGATAAAAATGTATTTTGGATTGCAGAAGAACAAGACCCAACAGAAAATGTTGATAAATCTCTTGAAAGTTTAAAAAAATCTACAAATTCAAATTTATCAAAAATTCAACTTTTAGAAAATGAATTACAAACATTAAAATCAAAATTAAATTCAAGTAATTCAAGTTCAACTACATTATCACAACCTAGACCAAATTTATTACTTAATGGTAATTTTAGTTTTTGTAGAACAGCACATAAAAATGGTGCATTGGTTCAAGGATTTTTTACAGGTGACACATACGTTGATAGTAATTTTGATATTTCTTCAAACAAAGATAATGTCGTTGATGGATGGTTCTCGGCACACATTTATACTAAAAATCCAATTGAATGTTCTATATCACAAGAGATTTCTGATTTTTCTGATAATAATATTGAACTTGCTCCAAAATATTTAAAAATTAATAAAATACCAAATAATCACAAGAGATTATTTTTATTTCAAAGTTTATTTCAAATTGATAACTTTTTACCAAAACAAAAAGAAAATAATTTAGATTTTGTGATTTCAGGTATAATTAAACAAAAAGATTTAGATTTTGATTATGATATATATTTATTATATAATCATAATTCTCAAACTGGTCTTTTTACTGAATCAAAAAAAGTTAAATTAGATAAAGAATATATTGATAATACAGGTAAAACACCTATAAAAATTAATTATAATGTGTTTGAAAATATAAATTTAAAATTAAATAATTCTACTAATTATGATTTAGGTTTAATAATTAGTATTATATCAAAAGACAATACAAATAATTTTTCAAAAACAACAGCAACAAATCCTATTATGATAGGAAACTTAAAACTTGAATTAGTAAATAAAAATGAAGAAAAAATCCCAACATTATTTAGTTATTATAACAATTCATTTGTAGATGAAGATAGTCTTTTATCAAAATATTGGATTCCTTTTAAGGGAACTTTTTATTCACAATTGTGTTCTGATAATAAACATAGATTATCATTGTTTTTTAATAATGGTTGTTATTGTGCGAATGGAACAAACGGTGACAGACCTGTTATTGTTGATTTTGATTCGCCAGCAATTTCACAAACTTCAGTAAATTTTATATGTAATAGTGCATTTACTATTAAAGATTATTATATGATTACAGATAAAGACTACAAGTTTGAAAGATATTTATTACAAACAACAAAATGGAATTAAGGATTAAATAAATGAAAAGAATTAAATATTATAACAAAGATACTTTAAGATGGGAAAATATAGATTCAAAAATTATATCAAGTTCTGATAAATATCAAATTTATCAAAAATTAGATAATTATTTGCCTAAAAGTTTTGCGATAAAAAGAATAGATTTAAAAAAATTCAGCGACAATTGTGGATATAAATTAAGTCTTTATTCAAACTATAATAATAAATCACTATTGACTTATGATGTTTTATTACCTAGATATATAGAAAATAATGATTTAAAAAATTCACTTGCTTTTATAGATTATTCAAAATCAAGTTCTGATTTATCTCATTCAAGTTATTATGAAAATAGAACATTCCAAATATCTAATATTAATTTTGATGGTAAAGAATATGAATCATTTTCAAGAAATCAATCATCTTCAGGAAATATATTATATTATATAAAAGAAAAAATAGAAAATAATAAACACATAACTTATTATTATATTTGTTTAGCACGTCAAAATGATGGTTCAGATATAATAATTGATAAATTTGCTAGAATAGAAATTCAACAATATTTAATAGAAAATTTTGATGAAACATATACATTAAGAGTTGAATTAATACCAAAAGTTTTTATATATAATGGAACAAACGTCACAATAAATTCATTAGATGTTGATTTTGATAAAATAAATGATGATGATTTTTATGAATATAAAGGCAATTCAACAATAACGATTAACTATTATGGAACAGGTTATGATACTACAAATTTAACAATATTAACAGATAATATAGATGAAATAGCAAATAAAAAAAATAATAATGATTATAATTATATTAAAGTGTCTTATAATAGAGATACACCTATTGTTTTAAATTTTGATAATGAAAATACAATTGACCTATCAAATGAAAAAGGACTTATAGATAATAAAGAGATAAATTTAGAAACTTTTTTAGAGAATAATAGTTTTGGTGTAGAAATTAATTATTCAGATGATTCTTTAATTTATAATAATACTGACGCACAATTTAGTCAAAAATTTGATAATATTGTTTCTTTTTTTAAAGATGATTATCTTTATTTATGCTTTAAATTTAAAGGAACTGAAGAATATAAATTATGTAGAATAAAATTAATTTCAATACAAAATGGTGCAGAAACAACAATTAAATTAGGAAAAATAGAAGAATGTAAGCATAAATGTGTAAATCAAACTCCTTATGAAGGTAATAATGATAAAATATTAATATATTATCTATTTAGTGACAAAAACTTCAAAAGACTTGAATATACAGAATATGAAAAATCTAATTTTGTAAAATTAATTAAAAAAGGACAGATATCTTTAAATGGTATAGTTTTTAAATTAAATGCAGTTGATTATTTTAAAAAAATAAACAAAAATAATGGAAATACAGAAAATTTTGTAACAAACAATTATGATAAAGAATTAACACTCAATAATAATGTAAAAATTAAAGGAACATTACAAAAAGATAATTCAGCAATAGGCGACCCTGACGAAGATTATATTACATCTAAATATTATGGCGAGAATTTTCCTATACAATTTATGGCACATCTGACAATGATTTCAGGTGGAAGTGTCAATAATTTAGTTCTAAAAACTCAATCATATACATCGCCTGCATATACTTTTACTTATAAAACAAATATTGTATCTTTAGGAATTACTGATTTAAATAAACAATTTAATAATTTTGTTTTAACATTTACAGATACACCAAACAAATTAGTTATAGGCTCTCCAACAATAGGACAATCAGGTTTAATTAAAGTTATAAATGCTAAAAAGATTAATGGATATGATTCTAATATTAAATCAACTATTACGTTGCCTGTATTAGATAAATTAAATGATACAGAATATTTTAGTTATTATGTATTTTCAGAATCTGAAATATTAGTTTCAAGAATTTAGAGCGTTTAAAATGATATATCAATTTTTAAAAAGACCTGCTGAATCTGATAATCCATTATTAAAATTTACAAAATTTCAACGTCAAGTATTATATGAAATGTATAGAAATTTTGGTGTCGGCAAAATTTGTGATTATGCTCAAAATTATGGTTATAATATTATGTGTTTATTAGATAATTATCAAACACCTATTTCTTTTGACGAAATACCAAATAAAGACGGAAAGAAATATATAAGATTTTCTTCATTTGGTGAGCCATTTGCAGAAATAGCAACGTCGCCAACAAAGCAAATTAGTGTAGTAAAATGGGCTGATTTTGTCGAAGAATATATGGGTATTAGTGGCGATTATAATCCTAGTGATGATAATTTACCAAATAATGATATATTGACAGACACAGAAAGATATTGGTATCAAAATTTTAGATTAAAATATAAACATAATGTAGGACATAAAGTTTCTATCTGCGAATTTTATAAAGGATATTATTTTATTTATGATAAACCTAATCCTAAAGATTATACAAGAGTATATATGGGTGCAACTGATGACAATAGACTTTTTATTTGTATAGACCCTGAATTGAAAAAATTTATAATACAAGTGAGTGAAATAAAAGACGCTGTTATAAGTAGAATTGATGGTAGTAAAACAAAAGGATATGATATTGTAAGATATATAGACCCTATGACAACATCTTCAAAATTAAGTCTAAAAGGTTCTATTGGATAATAATTTATTTTGGAGTGACTTGCCAAATAATATTAATCTATATTTAAGCAATCACATAATATAATTCAGCCAATACATCAAGTTAAAAGGAATACAAAATGGCTGAACTATCAATGTTATCAAATCAAATTCAAAATTATGATAATATAGTAAATCTTAATATTGGATTTACTAAATCTACAAAAACTATATCAAAATCAAGAGTTGATATTTATTCTTACAGATATACAGATTTTAATAATTTTAAAGATTACAACGCTTATGAATTACGTGGAAGTTCAGTTGTTTATCAAAATAATAAACCTTTAAGATTTTACTATTCTGTTCCTAAATTTTTCAACTTAAATCAAACTGAAGAAACACAATTAAATATTATTAAAACTAAGTGTATATCAAAAGTTTATGAAAAATTAGACGGCTCTTTAATTCAATTTATAAGACTTCCAAACGGCGATATAGTTGCTAAATCTAAAACATCTTTTGAAACTTCACAAGCCTTAGAAGCACAAAGAATATATCTAAATACACCTGAATTATTTGATTTTATTAATAAAAATGTAGATAATTATAATTTATTATTTGAATATATCTCTTATAATAATCAAATAGAATCAGAGATTTTAAAATATATTGAGCGAAATGCAGATAATTTATTTGAGTTGAATTATGTTATAGATGATGAAGGTATTGATAATGACTAAAAGGGGCAAAAATCTAAATTTAAACAAAGCAAGACAAGTCAAAAATGATGAATTTTATACTAGATATGAAGATATTGAGAAAACTATTTTAGACCCTGAAATTTCATCACAACTAAACAATAGAGTTATATATTGTAATTGTGATGACCCTAGTTTCAGTAATTTCTACAAATTTTTTAAACTAAACTTTACAAAGTTAGGTTTAAAAAGATTAATATCAACATATAAATCTGATGAACCTTATAGATACGATTATGACGGAATTAATGAGATTAAAAGACCAATTGAATCAGGTTTATTTGAATATAATTCAGATATAATTAATGAATTTAAAGATGATATTATTGTTATAACAAATCCACCATTTTCATTAATGAGATTATATATTAATTACATAATGAATTTAGATGTTAAATTTTTAATAATAGCACCTTTGACAATTTTAACATCACAAAGTATATTTCCATATTTTAAACAAAGAAAATTTAAAATTTTAAATAATTTAGTTAATACTTTTGAAAATACAGATATAAAAATTAATACTATATATTGGATAACTAATCTTAAATTTGCATTTAAAGAAAAATTAAATTTATCTAAAAAATATAATAAATCAGAATATACAGAGTGTTTTAATTATCCTGCTTTGTTTATTGATAAATGCAAAGATATTCCATATGATTATAAAGGATATATGGCAGTCCCTATATCTTGCTTTGAAAAATTAGATTCTGATAGATTTGAATTATATTCAACAAAAGAATTCTTAAATAAAGAACATATATATATATATAACAACAAGAAAACAAATTTTAATGTTGATTTTTTAATAAAATCTAAAACACCCACTAATATAATAGAAACAACAACAAATACATATTTAATTTGCAAATTTAAAAGAATTCTAGTGAAACATAAATAATTTAAGTTTAGATTAATAATTCTCTAAGGTGTTCTTAAGTATTTTGATGTTATAATTCTCACATAACAAAGGAAAACAAAGGAGTTACGATGAAAACAGAACTTTATAATCAAATACTTACAGCAATGAAAAACATTGTTTATAGTGAATTAAATCAAGATAATCTTTATGATTTACTACAAGACAATCACGGAATTGATAATCCTTATCATCAAGAAGGTTCATTTTTAACACACCTTAATCTAGTTAAAGAGCAAGCAGAGTTATTATATCCTGATGATGAAATCTTACATATTGCTTGTTTCTTGCACGATGTCGGTAAGCCATTTTGCAAAATTTATGATTCCCAATCAGGCAAAACATATTTTAGGGGTCACGAATCTTATTCAGTATTTGTAGCATATGATGTTATTAAATATTTGATTAATAATTTTAACTTTGAAATTTCAAGATTTGATTTATTAAGAATATTATCATTAATTCAAAGACACGCAGACCCTTATTCATTAGGAATTAAAAAATTAGTATCAAGATATACACGTGCAGAATATAATGATTTAGTTAAAATTCATAGATGTGATTCACTTGGCAGAACACCTGCTAAAGACCCTATAATTTATGATATTAATTTATTTAAAGAAAAATTTGAGTTTAATCCTAGTCTTAATAATAAAATACTTTATATGATAGGCATACCAAATTCAGGCAAATCAACATATATCAAAGAATTGACTAAATTTAACAACTTTAAAATATTGTCAAGAGATGATATTATAATGAATTTATCTAATACAGATGATTATAATAAAGCATTTGATGAAGTTAATCAAGATTTAGTAGATTCAGAATATAATAAATTATATAATCTATATATGCAAAATAAAGAGAATTTTATTATAGATAAAACAAATACTACATATAAAACAAGAAATAAAAATATAAAAGAATTTAATTCACATAAAATAGGTATTTGTTTTTGCATAGGATTAAGTGAAATTCTTAAAAGAAATAATTTAAGAACAAATAAAAAACTTAATATTAGTGTAATAAATAAATTTATGACGCAGTTTCAATTTCCATATAGCAATGAATTTGAAACAATTTATTATGTATTCGAGTAGTTTGAGTAAGGAGTAAATATGCAACTAGAATCTAAAATTAATGGTTTAGCAGTTATTGTTACTATATTAATGGAGTCTTCAGATGATAGACTTACTATTAATATATTTAAAAAACATAATAAAGAGTTTTTATTAAGTTTAACAGATTATAAACACAATTTAAATAAATATTTTGATACACCTATTTTTTAATTATTTCAATTATTTTAAAGTTTAAAAGGTTTAAATCTTGCCTGATAATACCACCAATACTGATACCACAACTAAAGGATATATCGGATTTACAGGAAATCATTTATTGCTTAAAAATATAGCAAATCTTGATAATCCTGAATCCGCTCACAGATACCACACTTTAGAAGAAACTGAATTTAAGTATGATTTAAGCATTAATAAATCAAGCAATATAGAAATAGCAAAAGTTTTCTTAGATGATGGATTTCCTAATGGATTAACAGTTAATAATGATTTAAATTTACGTGGATTTATTAAATCATTTAACGAGCAAACAGAACCTGTAACTATTAATGAACGAGAACAACTTAAATTTAGTGGTGCTAATTTTTATAAAAATGGTAGATATGCAGGATATGAATATTGTTTTAAGTTTAGTGTAAATATACTCTTTAGAATTAAATTAGAGCGTATTGTAAGCAATTCAGGTTCAACAGGTAGTAATACATCAGGCACACAAGGTTCAACTTATACAGGCAACGAGAAGCCTGAATTTAGATATAAACAACTAGAACAATTATTTCCCTATCAGTTGCAAAATATCACAAGACAAATAAAAGGTAATGATTTTGATAGAGCCGACAAAACAGGTAGATTGGTAGGAAATATTATATTTTTACCTAATTATGCAGGCACTGATATTAATATTCCTAATAATAAATTATATCTTAAATATAAATTCTTTGATATTTCAGAAACCCCTAATTATTATCCAAAAAATCAAATTTTATTAGAATATTTTAAGAATTCAGATTTTAAATATTGCGACTTTAATCAATATTTTCAACATCAAGAATTATCAGGAATTACGCATTTTCATCAAAATTACGATAAAATTGATACTATTCCTAGTTGGTTTGGTAATACTGATGAAACACAAAGAATTTTCTATTCAGGCAGACCACCTAAAGAGCGTGTAATTAATTATCAAGATTTAATAAATGAAGGTTCAGGAATTATAACTGATATAGGATATTTCAATAAAAATAATACAGATGATTTATATTACTTTGGATTATTAAAAAAATCTTTTCTTATATTATTAATAAGAAATAATAATATTGATACCGCTATATTTACTTTTGATTATTTAAGCAAATTTAGTCCGTTTAATATAAAAAGACAACCTATTACTGATTATGATACTATCAGAACAAAACGACCAAAATTAAGAGATTTATCACGTTGGATAAATTTTAGAGATACACCTAGAATTTAAAATTTTAAACTTCAATTAAGATTTATATTATATAATACTTAAAAATTATAGGAGTTTAAGATGAATACAGAACACAAAGAGTTTAAATCATTTTCTGATTTTTTATTAAATTCAGAATTAGATGAAGCCAAAGGCAAAAGAAAAGAAATTAAAAAATTTACAGAAGAAATATCGCCACAAATAAGAATTCATTTTGTAAAATTGAGTTGTTTTGATAATCCTGATGATATTAGGGGTCACTTTAATTCCTTAGATACTTGGATTGATGATATTCAAGAATTAACATTTAATGGAAATAAAAGACTTCCTAGAGATGATTATTTTAAGTATATTTGGAGTGATAAAATTAAAGATTTTGATGATTTTGAAGAATTGTTTTTAGAAGTTAAAGATTTGTATAAAGATGTCTATCCTAGAAAAAATTTAAAACTATCTAAAATATATTCACAATTGACTAGATTATCAGAAGAGTTATCTAAAGAAATATCTGAGAATTTTTTTACATCAACTAAATTTTTATTTGATAGATTTAAGATAGATTATTAATAATTAAGGAATTTAAGATGAAATTTAGTGATTTTATATTAGATAAAATTATAGAAACTGATTTATTTAATTTAGCATTTAGAAGAAAAAGAGTTTTAGATAAATGTTCTGAATTAAGTTGGGAAATATGTAAAAATATAATAGAATTGTGTTGTTTTGAAAAATCTGATACTAAAGAAATCTTAGAATCTATTAATGATTGTTTATATGAGATTGAAAATTTAAAGATAAATTTAAGAATTAAATTAGATTATCGCTATTATTATGATGAAATTTGGTTCAAAAGAATTGATGATTATAGACAATTAAAAGATATAGCCGAGCATATAAAGAAACGTGAGTATAAAGATATAAATTTAAAATATATAGATTATTATGATTTATATTCTAAATTGTGTGAATTAATGAAAGAAGTTTCACGAGATATTGAAAATTATGATTTAAATAATTTTGATTATTACTTAGAGAAGAACAACATTGATTATAAATAAAGTAAGGAGTATAAATGTTAAAATTAATTGATAATACAATAATCAATACCAATTCTATTGTTAAGGTTTATTTTAATGAATCAAAATATTTATGTATATCTGATAATACCAATCAGACACTAACTTTTATATTAAAAAATCCAATTGATAAAGAAGATGAAAAAGACGCAATGAGATTAATATTTAATCAAATTCAAGATAATAATCTTTTTGAAATAAATATTGATAAAATTATGAGTGTTTTTGATGTAAGTAGGGATATTTAGATATGCCACCTGTTGCTAGACTTCACGATATTTGTAGCGGACACGATTCTTTTATACCTAGTCCTGTAATTCAGGGTTCTGATAATGTTATTACAAATAATTTACCAACATTTAGAAAAACAGACGCAGTTCAGCCACACCCTAGTCCTAGTCCTAGTCCGCCACACCCTAGATTTGGTAAAGCAGGTTCAGAAACTGTATTTGTCAATAATTTGGATATTATGAGAATTGGCGACCCCATAGATTGTGGTGGGGCAATAGTAACTTCAAGTCCTAACGTTATTGCAGGGGGTTAATACACTATAATGAATCATCAAGAGAACACAAATAATACTAAACAATTGATTGAATTTCCAAAATATGTCAGATATTTAAAATCAAGATATCGTGAAAATTATTTGCAAATAATTATTAAAAAATTATTATATAAACACGATTTGGTAACTTCAATTAAATTACTATCTAAGCGAATTTGTAAAGGCAATCTAAAAAGATTTATATCAAGAACATTAAAGTTTTTTGAATCTCAATATACAATTGATGAAATTCATCAAGAAGTTCTTAAAACATATAAATATGAACCTAAAAAATATAATATGAAAACTTTTACAATAACAAAAGAAATTAAAAAAGAGATTACAAATTCAATTCAAGAAAAAGCAAAACAAAAAAATTTATCAAAATTAGGTGTTGAATATCCATTTCAATCTGATAAAATACAAGATAAAGTTAAACAAGTTACTTATGAAAGATATGGATTTACTTCTTTATTCTTTAGTAGTGATTTTCAGAAAAGCATAAAACATAATACCATTAAAAGATTTGGTGTAGATAATATTTTTGCTTCAAAAATTTTTAAAGAATATATAAAAGAATATAATTTAGAAAAATATAATAGAGTGAGCCATAATCAAGTTCATATTAAAAATTATGAAAATTTAAATGAAAATTTTGTCAAATATGTATTTACTGATGATAAGTATTTTTATTTAAAAAAATTTTGTGGTTATTTTAATATTAGTTTAAATGCAGGACGGCGATATAAAAAAGCATTTGATATTACACAATCAAATTATATTATAAAGGTCAAAACACAACAATTTATTTTTGATAATATTAAGACAAATAATAAAGAATTAAATAATAGAAAAATTATATATCCTTTAGAATTAGATATTGTATTACCTGATATTAAATTAGCGATAGAATATGATGGATTAATGTTTCATTCTGAAGGACTTTTAAATGAAGGCAAAATAAGAAATATTGACAAGAATTATCATTTAGATAAACTTGAATTATGTAATTTAAAAGGTTATGATTTATTTCATATATTTGAATCTGATAATTTAAATATATGGTTATCAATGATTAATAATAGATTAGGTTTTAATGAACGTATATATGCTCGTAAATGTATTATTAAAGAATTAAAATCAACTGAAATTAAGGATTTTTTAAATAATAATCACTTACAAGGATTCATTAATTCATCAATTAACTTAGGTTTATATCATAATAATGAATTAGTATCAGTAATGACTTTTTCTAAACCTAGATTTAATAAGAATTATGATTATGAATTAATCAGATTCTGTAATAAATTAAATACATCAGTTATAGGCTCTGCTTCTAAGTTATTTAATCATTTCATTAAGAATTATAATCCTAAATCAATAATTAGTTATGCTAATAGAAGATTCAGTAATGGAAGCATTTATGAAAAATTAGGTTTTAAATTCTTAAGGAAAACAGCACCCAATTATTTCTATTTTAAATCTAGTCACATAACATTAATGTCAAGAAATCAATTTCAAAAACATAAATTAAAAGATAAATTAGATAATTACAATCCTGAATTATCAGAAACAGAAAATATGTTTAATAATGATTATAGACGTATATATGATTGTGGTAATTTAGTTTATGAATATATTAATTAAGGAGTAATAATGAGTTTATCAGGAACTAATAATAAATTAAAGAAAGCAAAAGAAAACAAAAATGACGAATTTTATACAAGATATGAAGATATTGAAAAATATATGACACAATTTCAAGAACATCTTAAATATAAAGTTGTATATTGTAATTGCGATGACCCTAGTTTCTCTAATTTCTATAAATTTTTTAAGATTAACTTTACAAAGTTAGGTTTAAAAAGATTAATATCAACATACAAATCTGATGAACCTTATAGATACGATTATGATGGTATTAATGAAACTAAAATACCTATTGAATCAGGTTTGTTTGAATATAATTCAGATATAATTAATGAATTTAAAGATGATATAATAGTAGTGACAAATCCGCCATTTTCATTAATAAGAAATTATATAGAATTCTTAATGAATTTTGAAGTTAAATTTATTATTATAGCACCTATAACAATTATTTCGTTAAATCAAACATTTAAATATTTTAAAGAAAATAAAATATATCCTTTATTAAACACTCGTTTTTGCTATTTTATAACACCTGATAATCAAATTAAAGAAGTTGTAAATACAACATTTTTCGGTAATATAGAAATCAATAAACCTAATTATAAACTTACAAAAACATATAATGAAAACAATTATCAAAAATATGTAAATTCTGATTGTTTATTTATAGATAAAACAGAAAATATCCCCTATGATTATAAAGGATTAATGGCAGTGTCAATAAGTTCAATATACTTATTAAACAAAAATCAGTTTGATATTATTGATATGACTAATTCTTCTAATCAAATTATCAATCAAATACCTATTCAGGGAAATCAATTTAAAATTCAAAACAACATAAGCAATACAAAAACACCTACAAAAGCATTATCTAAAAGATATTTTATAGAATTACCTGAAAATCAAATTCCTAAATCTAATTATTATATAATAGAAAATAACGATAAATTTAAAGATAAGAAATTTATAATACCATTTGCAAAGATTATAATACAATTAAAACACTAAAAATTTTTTAAATAAATAGTCTTATGAGTAATAAGACAGATTTAAACAATACCATTGGAATGTCAAACGACACCTATCAGAACCTAAAAAATATTATTGCATATAGAGAATCAGGGGGAAATCAATTTTCAGTAAATTCTTTAGGTTTTATGGGAAAGTATCAATTTGGTGCAGAAGCACTTGCTGATACAGGATTTATAGATAAATCAAAACTTCCTAAAAGGGGTCAAAGATATAGTGGTTGGCAAAATGACTTCTTAGCAGATGATAGTAACTGGACTATTAAAGGCGGTAAGCAAGCATTCTTAAATAATGTTGAATATCAAGAACAAGCAATGGATAAATTGCTTAAATCTAACTATAATCAAATTTCTAAAAGTATTGGATATACTGATGAAAGTGATTTAAGTGGTAAGTTAATGGCTTCACACTTAGGTGGATTCGGAAATACTAAAAAACTTTTCTTAGAAGGTAAAGGTTTTAAAGACGCTTACGGAACTGATATAATGCAATATTATAAATTAGGTTCAAAAGCAGGCTCAAACGATGAAACTTTATCCTATTTACCTAAAAAGTTTCAAGGAAAAATAGCAAATCCTGAATTTTCAAACGCATATATAGCAGATAATAAAACAACAATTCCTACTGCTCCTATTGGTGATAATATTAATGAAAAAGAATCGCCTAGTGACACAGGAAATACAGGAAATATATTTAGTAATATAGGTAATAGTATAGGCAATTCTGTATCAAATTTCTTATTTGGTTCAAAAGGTTTAGACGGATTTAATTCAGAATCTATGCAAACTCTATTAATGGGTGGCGGATTATTGGCAAGTGGTATATCAGGATTTTTTGGTCTTAATACACCTATGATAGATGATGAAATTGAAGATGATGAAGACGATGAAACACCTAGAAAATCTAAACAAACAGATGATGATAATAACAATCAAGGTTATCAAGAAAATAAACAATCAAATTTAGATTTATTTCCTAGTATTATAGATAAAATAGCAAATTCACAAGAACAATTAAATACTATAATAAAATTAAATCCTACTGCTGATAATACACCTTTATTAAAAAAACATTATGAAATTAATAAGAAAATTCAAGAAACAATAGATGATTATTATAAAGATTCATTTGACGAGCAAAACACTAATATTTCATTGCATAAAGCACAATTAGGCGGTGCATTAATTGGTGCAGGAGTAATGAAAACTATTGTTAAAAAGGTTAAATCTAGTATAGGCAGTTCAGGTGGATTAGGAATAGGCGATTTCTTAAAAGGTGGTGCTACTGCTTGGCTAGGTTCTAAATTATTAAAATCTGTATTTAAACCTTTAAAATTTTTCTTTAATCCTAAATTGCCTAAATTTATAACATCTCTAGGAACTTTGCCAACAAAAATAGCAGATTTATCTAAATCTCTATATAAGTATATTAATAAGTTTGACATCAATGGTCTTAAGAGTTCATTTCAAAGTTTTAAACAATTTGCTGAATCTAAGTTTAAATCATTAGGAACACTTATTGATAATACAAAGGCAACATTATCTAAAACAATTGATGATATTAAAGCAAAATTTAATAAACCTAGCACTTCAGCACCAAAAGTTGAAACACCTAAACCTAAAGTAGACTCAACAAAAAGCGTTAAACCTGTTACAAATATTAACACTCCAAAAGCAGTGCCAACAGCACCTGTTAAAGAAAAAGGATTTTTTAGTAAATTAGCAGATACAGCAGTTAAATATACCAAAAAAGGTTATGATTATGTTGCAAGTGGTAAATTAACTGATGATATTGTAAAAGGTTATAATTATTCAAAAGATTTTATTGTTAAGACAGCAGATGATGTGGCAAATTTTGCTAGTAAGCAATATAACAATGCCAAAGCAGGATTAAATTTATTAAAAGATAAAGCAACTTCTTTTATGTCTGAAAAAGTATTAAAATATATTACAAATATAATACCACCTAAAACACTTAAAATTATAAAAGCAGTCAGTAAGAAAATTCCAGGTGTTAGCCTTATTGCAGGTTTAGCATTTGGAGCAGATAGATTATTAGCAGGCGATTTTACAGGTGCAGTTGTTGAAGTTTTGAGTGGTATAGCAGGTAGTTTTCCTGGATTAGGAACTTTAGCAAGTATAGGATTAGATAGTGCATTATTAGCAAAAGACGCAGGAATGTTGCCTGATGAATTTAATGAAGCATATCAAGATTTTAATAAATCAATTGAAGGTTCTATATCATCAGTTAAACAAGATAAATCAAGTTTAGATTCTATTAAAACACCATATTCAGATGAAATTAATGATGAAGTTGAAAGAATAGAAAAATTAGATAAACAAGATTTAATAAATGATATGAATAAAACTATACAACAAAATCAAGCAAATATAAATTCTGATAATATAGAAAAACAAGAAAGAAATTTACCAAATATTGACAAACCTATACAGACTATAACTATTGTTAATTATGGTGGTTCTGATACAAATGTTAATGTAAATAGTAGTGATAAACCTTCAATGAATTTATCAGATTCATTTTCATATTAATAATTTAAGGATATAAAAGAAAATGCCTATATCAGTTACAAATCAAGCAACTAAGAATTCTGTAAATGCTTCAAATTCTGCACCAACATATATGTATTTTCCTGTAACTATGGCAAATGAAGAATTTGCATTGAGAAAAGTAACTTTAAAAATATTTGAATCTCAAACATTATTATCAGTATTTGACAATTCAGGCGAAAAAATAGAACAATTTACAAAAGAAATTCAAGAGAAAAATGATAAAATTTCTAAACAAGATGGTGCAGTAAATAAAACATCAGAAGCAATTAATCAATATGGCAATTTAGTAAGAGAGATGAAAAGATTAAATGCTAAATTTGAATTTAGTATTGTATTACCTATTCCTAATGAATTATCAGATGTATATTCACACGATTATGGAGTAGAAAATGGAATAATTGGTGCTTTAGCAGGCGATAAAATGGATTTAGACACTGATAAAGATAATATAGTTAAAAATACTGCTTCAAACAAATTTAAAAAAACAGCAAATTCAATAACAGGTGCAACAAAAGCAATGCTTGGCGATTTTAATGCAAAATTAGCAGGTTCTTTAGGAAAACAAAGAAACTTATTAAATCCTGATTTCTTCCAAAATTACAGGGGTTCAGCACCTAGAACATTTACTTTTACATTTAACTTAATTCCTAATTCTAAAAAAGAAGCGGAAGATATGGTTAATATTATATTAACTCTTAAAAAATATTCATCGCCTAAAGTTACAGCAAGTTTCTTAATGACTCAACCTAGATTTTTCTGTATAGAATTTGGCAATCCGCAATTAAATAAGATGATTAATGCTTTGCCTTGTGTTTTACAAGAAGTTAATACTAATTATTCAGCAGGCGGATATGTTGATACAACTTTAGACGGAATGCCTAAATATGTATCACTTCAATTAACTTTTGCTGAATATAGGGCTATTGATTTCGATGATTGGGATAATGTAGATTATGGTTCATATACTAAAATTCCTGACAAATAGGATTATTAAATGATATATAAAAATGATAGAGAACAACTTAAAAATACAGTATCAGATTTTGATTATTTTGAAAATTTAGATGATTCTAAATATGAAGATTATAATTCCCCTGTATATAAGAATTATAAAGATATTAAAGATTATCAAGTTCGTGATTATACTTCACTAGATTTAAGATTTATTATAGAAAATAAAGAATTATCTGAATTTCTTAATGATAGGGATAATGTATTTTTTGTTAATATAGATAATAATTCATTACTAGAAGAAATATCATATAGATACTATAATAATGAAAACTATTGGGATATTATATTATTAATTAACAATTTAGACCCATTATTTTCACTTCCTTTTGATTTTGATTTAATATATAATCTTGCAGAATCTATCACTGATAATTATTTTAGTAGAGATAAATACGACCCTTATTCAGGTAAATATACAGATGAAACAAAACTTAGATTATTCAATATATTAAAAGAAAAATTAAATAAAGAAAATGAGATTAACAGAAGTATTAAATTAATAAGACAAGAGAGAATTCAAGATTTCTTAAAAATATTTAATAGTTCAGCAAGAATTAATAACGGATTTCAGAATTAGGATATTATAAATGGGATTCGAAGCATTATCAGTCAATTCACAAATATCAGCAGTTAAAGGAATTTTAACAGATAAAAAAACTAATAAATCAATAAATTTAAATCAATTATTACTTAAAAATATTGAGATTTCTTATTCAGGTGTAGATATTGAAGGATATATTATAATTGATGATATAGCCGATATTAACAATGCTTTAGAATTAGGTTCAGACGTTGAAATTCAATTATATTTTAAAGATTTATTTCAAAAAGAATATTACAGAACATTTATTATTACAGGCAAAAATACTATAAAACAAGGCAATAAAACATTACTTCAATACTCAATTAGAGATATAATAACATATAAATTAGATAATATATTTAAGGCTAAATCTTACAATTCTGTTAAAATTTCTGATATATTTCAAGAGTTTTTACAAGAAGTTAATGAATATATAACAAAAGATAAATTAAAAATAAATATAGAACAATCGAAAGAGCGTGCATTATATTCAGTAAATCCTAGCGTGTCTTTTCTTGATTTTATCACTAATGATTTAGAGCGTGAAGGATTTATTGTATATCAAACAAGAGATTCAATAAATGTCAAATCAGCACGAAATTTAAAAGTTTCTAACTTATCTAAACAAAAATATAGATACATTGACAAAACTAATAATACATTTTATCAATATAAGATATTTGAGTATAAACAACTAAATTCATCAAATAGATTTCAACCTAAGACTATTTGTTTAGTTTATAATCCTGCTACAAAAACTATGGATAAATTTCAACAGAATTTAAGTGATATTAGTTCAGATATCCAAATATCTAAATCTACTCCTAAAGCACAAGAAACATCAGGCGTAAGATACACAACTAAAGAATACCTTGATGATAATTCACTATATGCTGATACATTTAAAAACTTTGTAAGAGAATCAGGACTTGAAATAATAGTATCAGGCGACTTTACACAATCTAATCAATACAATATTATTGAACTTAAGATTTCAGGAAATATCAACGTTAAAGAATCACAAGACAAAGGCGACACATCTTTGTCAGGGAATTATATAATTCTTAAAGTAGTTGATAAAATTGTATCAGGCACTACATTTATTCAAAAATTAATACTAGGTAGATTATAAATCTATATTTTATTATCTACTTAAACTATTCTTAATTTAAGAATTTATTAAGTAGTTAATAAAAACTGCATATGAATTTAAATTCTGAATTTATTTAATTTCTTAT